CTCCGTATCGCTCAAGTTCTTCTTTGTTGAAGTCGAGCCGCGCCTTGCCTTCAGCCGCTATGACTTCCTCGCCCTTGACACCAATCTCGTAGCGTTCAGCCAACGCCTTGAGTGAGCCACCTGCCTCAACGCCATGAATAGCTCTCGCCATACATAGAGTGTCGTACATAAACGCGGGCGTGATGCCGTAGATCCAACTAAGAATTGCTCCATCGAACAGGGTGTTGTGGCACAGAAGCGCGCTGCTGCCCCAGTCAAACGACGCTAAGAATTCTTTTAGCTTATCCTTACCGCCCGATACCCAGACAGTCGGTTGCTCGTCTACCTTCACGCCCACACCGATAACTTCAAAACGCTTATCGCGTATGTATTCCTCAGTGGTCTGATGCTTAAAGCCTAGCTTGCTTTTGCTATCGTAGATCGAGAATACGTGGACATTCATTGTAGGCCTCTTTTGAGTTGTTTGATTTGAGCTAGTTTGACCTCTTCGCGGACTTCCCGCCGAGCGGCGGTGTTGTCCTTTGATGCTTTTGCAAACGCTTGACGTTTTTCCTTGATAGGTGTCCTTTCATCCTCAGAAAGTTGTTTGTCATAGTATTTTGCTGGCTTCATTTGACGACCGCGAATCACCACCTCATCAGCGGGATACACATCAGATTTGTAAGCGGTCAGCCAGTTTTTCCCAATAGGCCTTTTCAGACTCATCGACACATATTCGGGAAGCCGATCGGTAATTTCTCCCGTCACCGGGTCGATATACTGATAATGGAAGCGGGATTTGGCACCATTGATTTTCTTTAGAGCGTAGCGCGCCACGTACGCGGCGCTTTCGAAAGTCAACGCACCAATCGAACAGAAGCCTTTGCCCCAAAGCGCTTCTAAGACATCGGATTTGTAGAGGAGCCCATCTGCAGTAGAGCGGTTCCATACCACCTTGTCCGGGAAATCGACACCGAAGAGAATAGCGTGATAGTGAGGCCGCCCCATCAGGTCGCCGTACTCACCGCACATAAAATATTCAATAGGCGCCCCGATCCTAGGCCGCAGCGCTTTCATGAAATTCTGAAAGTGCGATTTAACGAGAGTGAACCCGTGCGGCAGGTGCTCGTCATTGTAGGTCAGCGTAATAAAGCAATTGTCCTCACGCATTTGCGCGTGATGGACGCACCGCACCGCCCATTGGCGGGAACGCTCGAGACGACACCCGACACACCTACCGCACGGGACCTCCACCGCATCCACCAACCGCTTAGACCTGCTAAAGCGCCAGATCGGTTTCCCGTTCGGACCGTTGTACGGAGTCATGTACCCCGGTAGGGGGTGGTAGCACGGCATCGCCTAGAGGCGGATGCCACCGCGCATCGGGTTGGCACGAGTGTTTTTCTCGTGGTGCCTCACCGCGTGTTTGGTGAAGTTTTTCCGGCTGCCCGACCGAGACATTTTGGACCTGAACATGGGTAGTGCCTCCTTTGAGTAGAAAAAACGTCGCTAACGCTTTGATTAGAAAGTCCACCGTCACCTAGACCATTTACATCCAGTGTATGTCATGGTCTAGGCGCCCGCAACCGACCCGGTTGCTGCCCCCCCTTGGGGGGGTGTACCCCCCTTGCCAGAATCCTCGACGTTTGACGTAGAGGCTGCTGGCTGAGTTGTAGCCGACCCCCCACTAGGGGGGTGGCTTGTTTCCTCTTGCGCAGCAAGAAGGCCCATATCCCGCGCTTTTTCGGCGTTCGCCGGATTTTCCATGAATTCGAGGAACGCGCCGGGATCGTTGTCGAACTGCGTTCGGATGTGGCTGGGGAGCATGTGGAACATCGTTTTAGCCCCAGCCACGAAGTTTTGCGCCTCATGGAAGTCGGCGCCTGTTACGTCCAGATACTGCGCAACGCGCTGCTGGACGTGATCAAGTAGGCCGGTTTTCATGTACCGGCCCATGATTTTGTTGATATCGCACTCGTCCTTGAACGATTGCTTAGCCTTCCCATTTTCAGGAAAGGAGATTTGCACTTTGCGTTTTTCAGAATAAGCAGAGTAGAAGAGTTTGGAGAGAGGAAGAGAAGAAGGAAGAGCCTGAGAGTCAGGAGTAAGTTTTTTATTCGTCATTAGATTGTCGTTTAATTTTTAAGAGTTGTTTGATCAGCCGTTCTTGAGGCTGAGTAGATTCCGCCTTCGGCGGTTTCGACCGGGAGATAAACCCTCCCGGTCGATTGAGTTTTAACGTCAAAGGCAAAGATTTTTTTATTTTTAGTTGTTCCCCTCGTATTCGCCCCATGGCGTACCGTAAATACGCCCGGAGCGATGCCGCGGGGAGTTTTGCGGATGAGTGAGAGGCGGGCGAGAAAGAGAACGAGCAGATTGCCGCCCTTCACCTTCATCCAGCCGGTCGTTGAACCACTTATCGACCTTCTCGAACGCGCTAGACGTAGCATCACGCGCCGAGTTATAGAGCGAACCCTCCAGCGTTGTGCCAAGAACTTTATTCGCCAAGCTAGATTGGTTCGCCACTTTCGCAGCCGCCGCTTTTGGACCCATTTCGGGATTGAGATAAATCTCCCCGATGCGCCGCGCTTCAGGGACTTGCGCCGCCGTTAGATCACTTTGCGCTTGTTGATTTTGCGCCGTCATGCGATTAGCCGCCGCTTGAGAATGGAGCAGTTCAATTTCCGCTCCGATGCGACCACCCGCACGCGCTGAACTAGCGACAGACTCCCCGACATTTTCCGGGTCGTACGTGGCGCCGCCCGAGGCCCTTGCTCCGCTACCTCCTGTCGCGGAGAGAATAGGGTTAAGACCTGCAGCACGCAGGTCGGAGACTTCCATTTGATGCGCGTGTTCCGCCATCCAGCGTTGGAACTCCATCGACTTGTCAGCCGAAGCCGCTGCAGCCCGATTGCGCAGGATGCCGCCGAGCAAATTGCTGCCGGCCGAGATAGCAGAACCCATCCCCGGCGAAATGCTGCCGGAGATGGAGCCGATTGCGTCAGAAATACCGCCGAAGATTCCCACGGCTAGAAATGATCAATCAAGCCGGGAACGCCGTACACGGGCATCGGTCGAGCGCAGCGCATTGAAAAGAACGTGTCGAGTAGAAATTGCGGTTCATCTTGCACCGCAATGACCCTATCGACCGGCGGATTCTCCGTGATGAAAGCGCTATCGAGCACCGGCGCATTAGCGAAATCTTGCGAGAGATGCCAAGCATCAAGCGACTGCGCCGCGCTGGAACGAAAGAGGCCGGTAATTTGGCTCGGCTTGTACCTGTACTCCGCGTAGCGTTCCTGATAGCCAAAGACTTTGTCGTCATTTGCGGGGACCCCATCACAGTAAATTTCCTTTTGAAGAACCGCTTGCTCGCCAATATGCGAGAGCGCGGGCCAGTAGAAGTCGAACCGCGTGCGACGCGACCACATGCGATTGAGACCTTGTTGATACGTCAAATCGGCCCGGACGGAGACGAGGCCGATGATGATGCAGTGTTCCGTGGCGGAGTAGCTGAATCCGTTGGAATGGATTGTTGCGGTGCCGACGGCGGCAAGGTTGCCCTGGGGGGTGGGCGTATAGCCCCCGCCAGCGGCCGTGCCGGACGTCTGGGGCACCGGGGAGATGATGACGGGGGTAGACCCGCCACCGAGGTACTCGGGACGCTGTAGGCGCGCATCCGGGCTTGTGACGCCGAAGTGAGCTTTGATGATTTCCGTGTAACGGGTGCCGCCGCGAGCATCGCGTTCGTAGATACGCTGAATAGCGAAGGCTTGACGGAGGGAGTTGATGGTTGCAGCTGTAGCAGCTGTCAGATCGGCAAAGAGGCCGGTAACTGATCCCCATTCGAGACCGCCACCAGTGGCGGGGGGGTCGACCTGGACTATGTTGGATGCATTGAGCACCATCACCCCCTCGCCGGTGCCAGAGCGCATTCTGGGTTGCTGCTGGTTCGAGAGGACCGGCGCTGTACCGCCAAGCGGGATAGTTACGCCGGGGCCCTTTTGGGGCCAAGGGAGACAGGAGGTGAAGTAGTCGTGCCGCTTGCCGCGGCGCAGGAGGTTGAAGATTTGATAGTTGTCAGGACCGTCATTGGTGGGGGTTTGGACGGAGTCCTGCAGGTTCTGATCGCGGAACCACTCGTTGTAGATGAGGTTGTACGCGCGCAGGAACAGGCTCGAGTGCGAGAGGTTTTGGA